TTAGAACTTAAAAACCATATTATCCTCATATTTGCCGTTATAACTTGCCGAGGCATTAACCACTATCCTTTCCGCTCCCTCAAATGCTTGCCAGTTTTCTTTTTTGCTCTCTACCATATAGTGAATAAAGCGAATAAACTCGCTTTTGGTTGAGCTAAAGAAGATATAAGGCGGTTTGGTAAGGTCTATTAATCGCAAGAAATCAATTAAATCAAAGTAATTTGCCTGCTTATAACTCTCCTGTCTTGTGCAAAGATAAGGTGGATCAAGTAGTAGTAAAACATTAGGTTTATTCTGATACTTAGGCAGAAGCGTATGGAAACTCTCCTGAATAACCACCAAACCATTTAAATATCCCTCTGCCTCAGGATAGTTTGATTGACGAATACAGTGCCAAAAATCCAACTGAAAAAGTGCGTCTAAACTACTGACTTGATTACCACTAAAAAGTAGCCAAGAACTGAGGCAGTTTAGGTCAATAAAACCTTCAAATTCATTGATTTTATTAATAATTTCTGCCTTTATTTCTTTGTTTATACGCTTATTTTTTGGTATAATTCCATCGACAATTTGGTATATTTCTTGGCGAAGTTGATTTATCTCTTTGATGTGTTTTAGCCTTTCGGCGTAACCGTCAAAATCATTATAAATTACTTGTGCCAATGGCTTTTCACGTTTTGCAGTATGTGCAAGTAATCCGCTGCCTCCAAACACATCTATAATCGTCCACCCCTCGCCATCTCCCTCAATGTTATCATATAAGATTTGCGTGAATTGGGTTAAAAACATCCGCTTTTGACCAATAAACGGCAACGGAGCTTGTTTAAAAATTTGTTTTGCCATAGTTTTTCTCCTATGGCGTTCCGGCGTTCAAGACGCTCCGACACTCAACTTAATTAAATTGATTAATTGATTTGCAGCGTACACACTTAATTTCTAAATTCTGTACGTTTTTTGCTTTTGCCAATAATTTATTACAGCATTGGCATCTTAATTCTTTTAGTTGCATTGTGTTTATATCCAGTGTATTGATATAATGCTATCGCCTTGCAAGGTGATAGCAGCCGTCCAATGCAAGCTGGATTTGCGTTGAGCCGATAAAGTAAGTGTTGCTACCACTTGCTTTATCGCTATCTTTTGGTGCTAACCTCCTTTGAGCATAGCAGCCAACTGATTCGGACTGAATCGCCAGCCCTCATCGCTATTTTTGATTAGATTAAAGCACCACTCCGAACAAAAGTACTTATCCCGTTTTTGTTTAATCCCCAACACAATCCCAAACACGCCTCGCCAGTCATAAGGTTTGCCTTTTGTGCTGGCGAAATAGGCCTTAATTTGTTGCTCGTGTACGTTTGGCAGCTCAATTAAATCCCATTTGCCATCATCAAGGTTAATCACAGTTTGCCTTACTCCACCGTCACGAGGGCTGGAGCTGTAGCACTCATACCACACCTCTCTGTGATAGTGGTCTTTAATCTCGCTCTTTTGTACTACTATTTCGCAATGCGAATATTTGCCTTTAGTGACTTTGCGAATCAGCCAGTCGGTAAAGCGGTCGTACAAATTACCGCCTGAGCCTCTGTAGAGGGCTAGATAAACTTTATTCATTTTGACCTCCTTGCGGTAACTGATACACCGGCTTAATCGCCTGTATTTGCTCTAAATTCTCCGCCGCATTAAGGCGGTCTTCGTATGCTTGTCTTTGCCCTGCCACAATCGCTGCCACCGTTTGATACGCCATCGCTTTTTCGTAGGCTTTTTGGCGTAATGTATCAATCGGCACACCTCGCATTTGAGCAATTAACGCAAGGGTTGGGGTTTGGGTAGTTGGGTCTGCCACCCACGCTTTTGCCTCTTTGGCTTGCTCTAGCCAAGTGTCACGCTCAAATGAGGGTGTTTCGTTATATTTGGCTAAATCATTGATAAAGTCCTGTGCCTTGCGGTTAATTTCTTCCAGTTTTGCAGATTTTTCGGCTGATATGACCGCTTGTTGTTGGGCTTTCGGTAAGACCCAATTTTTGCCGCTCCATACGTGATAATGGCTTGGAGCGATGCCCTTATCAATAATTTTGCCGTTAATCAGTATCGGATTTGTAAGAATCTCGGCATTTTCGACCGCTTGTTCACCTCGTTCGGCGAGGTCTTCAAGGTTTGGTTCAAAATCCGAATTGGCTATAAAATTGCCACTTTTATCAAAAATGTAATACATATTATTTAACTCCAATTACCATATAATTTGCTTTACCATTAATAATGGTGTGTATTGCTCCGTTGCCTGAAATACCGTCATTAACAACTGTCTGACAGGTTACAACTCTACCATTGAGCTCGCAGATATTTCGGTAATGTTTGCCTTTAAAAGATTCGTTCCAATCCCAGGTTGCACCATTTGGGTTAGAGTTGTTGGTAGAGATGATAAATTTACATTGAGACTCATTAAATCCTGATGGTAAAGGTAATGTGCCACCGTGATTAATGACGCCTTGTAAGACCACAATATTTTGTACATTAACCCCCAACCAATTACGCACCGCAGCCGGGCTATCACAATATCGTGTGAAGTTGTCAGTGCCATTATTAACTCTGAAAGCGATCGCCCCAACCATACGGCTTTCGTTTTGGTATGTACTTCTTAGCAATCGGGCAAATATGTCGCCTGCTACATCTCGCTTAACGTAGGTATTAGCATCACCAAGAATACTACCATCGCTATCTAGTAATACTATGCCGCTTTTTTTAGGCATTAATACCCGATTAACTACAGCACCGTTATTGTTAGCTTGCACAATCGCTGCAAAGTGAGCTGCCGATTGCGGTGCTGACTCCCATTTGACTAACCAGTTGGCAGTGTTGTAGGTATGTAATGCCGAATATTCGCCGTTTTTAACGGATAATGTGCCTGTCATCGTGTCACCGGATTTGCTCACACGACCGTTGACATCATCCATTAATGCAATAGTGCCACTTTTTGCCGGCAAATATTGCTCAAACCCTCGGCTGTCAGAGTTAGTCCAAAATTTCCACCGGCGGTCCGGTAGAGCCTCAAATCGTGATTGCCAATTACCACTTGTACCGCTACGCTCAACCTCAAGTCCGGCATATCCGGCATTTGAGGCTTGCACACTGATATATCCTGTTGTGCTACTTATTTTGTATCCAGCTACCGTAAATGGATTACCACGTATATCAGCAAAATCCGCACCATCAATACGCCTCCATTGCGCTGCCGAGTTATTGCCAGCAAAACTTGCCTGCACCCAAACGCCATTATTACTGCCGGCGTGAGAGTGAGGGATATAGAGCATGGCTCTAGCGCCGGCAGCACTCATCGCTAAACCTACACCGTAGCTATAAATACCACTCAAACCAGTTGTACCGGCTGCCCGACCCGATGTACCAAATACAGTATTTTGCCCAAGCAGATTGTTGAGGTTTTGATTTTGGTTATTAGTGTCAACTTTATAAGCGGCATCGGCTAAGTCATAGGCAGCCTTAACCGCATAACTCGTTGCCACCGTATCCGCACTATTGCTGTTTACCGCATTTGATTTTTTGCTGTTGGGGATGTAGTTGTCAAAATTACGAGTATTAGACTGCACCTTAAGATTAATATTATTGCAATATGCCTTAATTGCTTCTGCAACTTGGTTTTGTCGTTGCCCATCTGGTTGCAAATTGCCAAGCAGTAATACATTGCGTAGCTCCTCATATACATCTTGCATACGGTCTTGCACGCCATTGAGCCACTCTGCTGTTACAATTGTGCCAAGCGTGCCGGTGTTAGGGTTGCCATCAATAAAACGGCCGTTATTTGAGTTAATATTAGCTAATTTATTTTTCATTTTTTGGTCTCGGTATTATTTATAGGCAAAATAACAATAGGTATGAGCCGGTTTTAAATCCTTAAAAAACTCCTCCAAAATCCGGTCGCCAAAATCAGTTAAGCGATCACCTGCCATAGATTGCCCGGCACGAAATCGGGTGATATTGTCATCAGCATTTTTAACATCGACTCGCCACATATAGCCCAACACCTCCGGAGGAGAATTTTGAATCGGTATATCACCGGCGTTGGGTAAATCATTGGCTAAATGAGAGAACTCCTTAATCTCAATTTTGTAACCAATAGACTCGGCAAGTTGGATAAAATAAGGGATAGACAAGCCACCCACGGCATTAAGCTGGATAATTACTCGCTTAACTCTGTCGCTATAGGATTTGCTTAAATCGGTTGCAATCCCACATACACGCTCCCAATCGGCTAACATTGTGCGAGAAGTGGAAGGCTCAATTGCTGCTAACATTTGCTCGGCACTAGCCTGCAAACGGTCAAAACAGCGACCATCTACCTCGCATTGCACGATAAATTGCTCGCCGTTAATATCATAAGAGACCGGAGGATAGAGCTTTTTTAAAATCTCGGCGTGATATAACTCCGGCATTATCTCATCTCCTCAACACTTACCGTACCAAGCCTAAACCATTCTACATTTTGCGATAAATCTGCTTGTAAATTAGTAAGAGGCGAGGTGATTTTGCGGTCAACCACTCCAATCAAATCACTCACAATCGCCTCACATTGGGAGACAATCACACTATCAGCCGGGGCTAATTGGTTAAAATAATCCCCTAGAGCGGTTTTAATTTCTGCCGTTATCGCACTTAAACTCACGCCACTTAGCTTAACTTGGATGTTAAAATTAATCCGTCTGGCGGTTGGCTTAATGACTTTTGCCTCTTTGGCGGTAACAGGGCGGACTTCATCAATATAGGCTTGCACCTTATTGACTGTCTCATCACTCGGTAAATCATTATTACTGGTAATCACAATATCAACTGTGCCTAAACCACGGCGGAGTGGGTAAACAAAAGCAGCCTCAACACCGTCAACGTCTAAAGCCCACTCTTTGTAGTCGTAGCGATTGCCTCCGGCAGGTGGTCTGCGAATACGATTAAGCAAACGCTCAAGTAGAGAGCTATCACTCTCCGCATCAGTACCGCCGACAATTTCACGCAATATACAGGCAGTTTTTACGCCTACCGGTGCTGCGGTAAAATTAGCCGGTGTAGAGGCAATAATATTTTGATTTGCCCCCATACTAAGCGACCGGACTCTTAAAACAACGGACGAATCACGAATCGTCCCAGCCTCAATCACCTCATAAAAACGCCCATCAGCTGTCACAACTTGTTTGCCCACCTCAATATGGGAGCCTGCATTACCAAACACCTCAAGCCCCAAGCCACTCGCATAGGTTGCATTACGGCGTTTAATCCCTCGCAACCCTGCGTGTTTTTCCAGATACTCGCTGTCTGCGGTATCCGGGAAAAATTGCTTAATTGCCCATTTTTGATGAGCGTAAACGCCCTCAGCCACCGCAGCTAAGCTACTGGCACGAGCGTAATAATCTGAGTCCACCGCAATATCGGCGGTAGGCTCAAGTGAGACAACATCTCGCAAGATATTGTCTCTAATCTCATCTAAAGTCGGGGTAATAAACATTTTTAAATCACTTTTACGCTATGTTTAAATTGATAGGTTTTGCCACGATTATCCGTGACTTGGATATTAAGATTTAACGAGCCATCTTTCGGCTGCTCGTGTGTGACCACAATACTTTTCGCCCGTCCGTCATCAATAATCGGCTGCAATGCTTCTTCGGCGTACTGTTGAGCTAATAGCCCCACACGGCTTAAATCTTTCTCACGCTGAATAAGATGGAGCAAAGAACCTACACGCCCATCTGCCCACCACGAGCCTTTAGGGGTTGTTAATCGGATATACACAGCATTTTGCAGTGTATCTATTTTTTCACTTGTATAGTCCCGAGTGAGCGGGCTGATTTCTCTGTCCATATTGCTATGGTAGAGCAGTTAAAGATAGGAGTAACGGGGAGAGACTTCCACAAACAACAAGCGGTTAGATTCTGCAAAAATTTTGCAAAAAATAACCGCTTGAAATTAAGCATTGGGTCTGCCTCGTCCATCACCTTGATGAGTATGGTTTTTAAGGGATACTGTACCGGCAGTTACATCTCCACCCGTTTTAAAGCTACCGTTAGTTTGGTTTACGTCACCACTAAAGCTTGCTCCTTTTCCACCTTGCACAGCCATACCACCATTGCCACTAATTTGTCCTTGCGAAACAAACTGCTGGTCGGTCTCTAGTTTTGGGGTTTTAAAATTCGCTCCACTGCTTGCTGTTACACTATACTGCTTGCACTTAACGTTAAAGCTATCGCACTCAATATCAATTACTCGTCCATTTTTTAAAATAATGGTTGAGCCGCTCGAATCATAAATGGCAGTCTCGCCATTTTTTAGATTTTTAACCCGAAATGAGCCATTTTCAGTTGCCACAATAATGCCGTGCGTAGTTTTACCGCCTAACGGAATCACTACCGCTTGTGTGCCGGCAGGTGGCACAGAGGTAAAGCCAAAGTGCTGCATTAACTCTAAGTCTTGGATAGTCTCATCAGCCAAACCGGAAACTTGTACCTGCTGAATATCGCTCCCACTTTTAACTAAATTTAATACCCCCCTAAAAGCAGCACGCACGCTATCTTGCACACCTTTTGCCACCTCTTTTGTCTGTTTTGCCAGTTTTCGCATCATACTTATTGCCCCAACTCCCAAGAGCCTACATACTCCACCGGCTCTTTTTTCTTACGTCCTTTTTTACCTTTTTTCGTTTTGGCTTTCGAGGCTTTATCGCCTTTCTTACCTTTCCGTTTGCGAGCCTCTTCGGCTTTGGCTTGATAAGCGTCCGGTGTCCACACACCATCTAGTTTTAACCGTAGCTCGGTAGTTGTGCCTCCCGTGCGAGAAAGCCTAAAACGCCGCCCCATTAGAAAGAAAATACCGTCTAAATCATACTCCTCGCACACAACGTGAACACGTTGCCCTGCTTGCCACAGTGTGCCGTCTTGGGTTTTATGGTCGGGTACAATAATTGTGAGGCTAAACGACTCCAACTGCCAATCTGACACCTGCTTTTTCGCCTGTTTCATCAAGGCTTCAAGGTTCTCCACATCGCCCAGCACAATGGTTTTCGGCTTATAAAGCTCCATCTCCTCATTTTTGTAAACCCACTTAAAATCGTGCTTGGCATTATCTGAGTCTTTACCGTGCTTTTGAGCTAAAAAAGTCACCTCTGAATAACTTTGCGATACATCATAAGAAAGCGTGGCGTCCACAAAGTTATTTTTGCGGGTATCGCCTGACTCTTTAACACAATACAGCGTGGCAACAGGCGGTTGAGCATAATCTGCACCGCCCACAATCAACACGCCTTTAGGGTCAAACCAACAATGCAAACCGGCGGAGTTGGCACACCGCATAATCGCCTCCCACGCTGATTCGCCCACATCAATATCCACCTTGCTTAAAGTCGGGTTTTTCTCGGCTTTAAGTTGCACCTCTTTTATGCCGAGTGGATTCACAATTTTTTTAACCGCATCAAGCAACGACAACCCTTGCACATTGGTAATCGGAGCAGAGCAATCTACCAAAATAGAGGCTTTATCACGTCCATTAAGGCTAAAGCCCCGCCCGCTTTTGCTAATAGCGTGATGTGTGGTATCCACAATACCGGTTAAAACCGTTTCGCCATTAATTTTAACTACCGCCGTTTTACCCGAATAATTGGGTAATACCTCTAAGTTGCTGGATTTCCCCAACTCAAAATTAAAGCTATCGGCAGGGATTAAAAAATCACTGTCAATATCATAACTTTTCCAGTTTTTATGCTGTGAGCCGTCAATTTCCACTACGATTTCATTTTCAAACATTGCCTACTCCGAATAACAATTTAACAATGTGCCACGCTCAATAAAATTAGGTTTACGGATTTGTGGATTAAGGCGTAATAGCTCGTTAGCCCGGCTGTAATCGGCGTAAAATTGATGAGCAACTTGCGGTAATGTGCCATCAAAAGCCACCTCCTTAACAATTAAAGGTGGTTTTTGATTAATTGCAGACAAAGCAATCTGCATTACTTCGTGGCTACTGTCTCTCAATGCCTCGCTTAACTCGTGCATAGCGGTATAAAGTCCGTTATTCGGCTCATTGACGGCAACATTATTTTGAGAGGCTTGTTGCATCGCACGCACCAAATTTAAGCTATTGAGTAACGCTAATCTCGCTTGTGTGGTCACATATTCAATTTCTGTCGGAGTCAGCTCTTCAGCTTGAGCCTCAATAATCTGCACCGCACTTTTTGCCAGCACAGCAGAACGCATTAACTGCAATGCACAGTTTAAGGCTTGTAAATCAGCGTGTTTAAATTGAGTAGTAAAATAACCTTGATTTTGTCGTTCACGCTGCTTAAAAAATTGAGCTGCCGAGCTAATCCGCTGTGTTTGCTTGGTTTCGAGTAAACGTGGGATTTTTGCGACCTCGTCAAACTCTCGTATTAAATCATTAAATGCCGATTTAACACTTAATACCGTACCAAAATTGTATTTATCTGCTGCCCGCATAAATGCCTTAAAAAACAGACGGATTGCCTCACTGCTTTGCGGTAAAAATGAGGCTTTAGTCACCCCTAACGGCAAATCATAGAGACTATTGTCAAAATCCAATAAGCTAAATAGCTGCTCTCCCATATAAAAAATAGCTGCCCATTGAGAGAGCAACCGCTTTTTAACATTATGCGCAGCCACCACCATTTCCATATTTTTCGCCCACCAAGCGGTCACTTTTTCCACTAAATTTTCAATTTGCAGTAAAAATTTATCAATACGAGAGAGCAAACTGTTCTCAAACACAAAAATAGGCTGCATTTCGGAGGCTTCAGCAAAATTAAGGTCGAGTGAGACATAATTCACATTCTCCGCATCGTGGCGGAGGTTTGCCGAAAGTAACATCATATTTGGCATACGACCACGCACAGGGTGGACTAATACACCTTCCCCCCGTTTTTGCACCATCGCTAAAAAGGCTTTATAGTCGGCATAATAACCCTCGCCAAACAATACCGCTTGTAGCCGTACTGTTTGTTTATTGAGCCCCATATCCTCTAAATCAGCCCCATTCACAAAAGGGTAGGCGTGTTCAACTACCGCTCGCTCAAAGCTATCGTCCACCGCAAGCACATCAAAACGTACACCTTTAAAACTTGCCTGCTGAATAGGCATTGTCCAACCGCTCATTACGCCATCCTTTTGTTAAAATTAAACTGATATTCAGCCACTTTTTCAGCTACCACCGAACCGTCCAACTCCACGGTGATTTGATTTGCAATCGTATGAGATTGCGAGGCAAGCCCTGCCTCAATCCCGGCTGAAATCGTTGCCCCAAATGCCTGAAAGTCGGCTTGATAGGTGGATAGGGTTTGAGTAACCGAATCAACTTTAGGGCGTAACTCCTGTGATACTGCTTGCTGTAAATTTGGGATTGCACTAAGCACTCCTTGCATTGCACCTGTCGCAATATTAGGTACTGCAGGATGTGGAGCAATCTGTGGTAATGTAGGCTTAAAATTCGCAACATTATGTGCCACAGTACTTGCTACACTAGGTAAATAGACCGCAGATGCTTGTTTAGCCTCATAAGACTTAATATCTTTCCGATACTGCTCAAGGGTTTCATTTCTGCGAAAAAAAGAATGAAAACGGCTACCTAAAATCTCTTTTTTGTACTCGTACATTTTACGAGCTTGATAATTAGGATCTCTTAACTCTGCTTTTCGCTCCTCACTCATCGGGGCTTGGTCGCCGTGTAGCATTGTGGCAACGCCTGCAACACTAGCAAAAGAGCCACCAACCGAAAGCAATTTACCTACCTTACCTTTACCTCCACTAGCTTTTGATGATTTATCCAAAACATCACCAATTAGTCCGCCCTTGTCTTTTTTACCGGTTAATAAATCAAGCACACTTGATGCAGCAAGAGCAGCCCCAAAGATTTTAACGGCATCTGTTGCTCCGCTAACAAACTGGATTAAATTAGGGTATTGGTTAGCATAGCTAGTTAAGAGCTCCGCTAAAGTACCTAACACACCGTTTACTTTGTCAAAATTATCCATTTGGGCAAATTCAGTTGCATTCTTTAATGCCTCTACCTTGTGCGAATTAGTATCACGAATAACGGCGTGAGATTGTTCAACCGCCCCATCGCTGCCTTGTACATCAGCACGCACACTATCACCTAACTCTTTATTATTTCGGATAGCGACTAATGCCATTAACGCTTGACGGTCTGATACAACTTGCCCTACTGCGGTAGCCTCAATCAAATCGGTCATTTGTTCTAATAGCTTCTTAGCCTCTTCGCCTTTAGCATTTTTTATCCGCTTTTGGAGCATTTTATACTCGTCGTTATTAACGACAGTATCCTCCATAACAGACATAAATGCCTGTAATGAGTCTTGCCCCTTGCCTTTGTAATGCTCCATTGATTTAAGATAATCAATGGATTTAACCTTGCCATCACTGCCTTTATATTTAATTTTTTCGAGACGGTCGGTGGTTTCTTTTGAGGTAATTTTAGCCAATAGGTTTACAAGATTATTACCAGCCTCATCACTGGTTCCTGCTGTTACTCTAGCTTGCTGGTTAGCGACTAATAAGGCTTCTAGTCCCTCAAGTCCACGCAAGCCAATAGATTTACCGGCAGCCATCTGTTGTGGCAACCAGCGAGCCATATCTGCAAGCTCAAAGTTACCTGCTTGCCCTGCTGCAACTGCCATATCTAAGGCACGACCAATATCTTCTTCTTTGATGCCAAACTGTTGCATAGAGGAGATCGCAATTTTTGCCATATCCTCCGAGCTTGCTCCTGTTGCTACCGCTCCTTTCTGCAAGGTTGGCAATAGGCTCATTGCAGTTTCGGCTTTGACTGTACCGGAGGCAATGAGCGTATCAAGCGTAACTAACGCATCCTCTTTTGTGCCACCCCCAACCTTAACTGCCTCTTGCACCGCTGCTAATAACTCTCTTTTGCCCTCAATACGTCCTTTGACATCACGGTCGGAAAAAGCGGTGTTTGATGCCATTGCTAACTGTCGGTCAAATTCCATCTGGTTTTTGGCAGGCTGACGAGCCATTGCTACACCTGCTGCAATGCCAACTCCTGCACTCATCAACCCACGCCCAAAGCCTTTAGCCTTATCCCCAAAACTGCTTTTTCCCAGCTCTGCATTCAGTTCTCGCACTCGTTGCTTAGTGGCTTCTGAGGCTCGGCGGAGTTCGTTTTGCGAGGCAACACCGGAGCGTTTTAAGCGATCATACGCCGCACGAGTCTGCTCAATTTCACGTTGGATCGCATTTTCAGCTCTAACGCCCAATGTTTCACGGGCTTTGGCTACATCCGCAGCCACTTTACGGGCATTACGATAACTCTGTTCAATCTTTTTATTTGAGGTTTCCGCTGCATTAGCCGCTTTCTGTGCTGATTGGGCTTGTGCATTGCCACTTTGCTGTGCCGCTCGCTCGGTATCCTTAAAGGCTTTTTCTGCATTTTTGGCAGTATCTTTAACCACTTTCGAGGCATTATCCACCGCAGTTAAAATCAGTTTTGCATTTAATTCTTTTGCCATTTTTAAAGTCTCATTAAAATGATTTTAAAGTACAAAAAAGGGCTTTCGCCCCTATTCAATTTTGCCACGCCGAGTAAAGACATAGCTTTCGTGTTTCACTTCGCTATTCGTACCCATTGGGCTATGCGGTGTTTTTACGCCCTCACTCTCCAAGTAGCTCTCAATCCAGGCAAACACTTCCAACAGTGGCATTTGCCACACTTGCTCGGCTGTGATTGCAAATTTTGAGAGTAAAATCACCGCTTGTCGGTACTGCTTAAAGGCTTCCGCTACGCCAAATCGGGATTTACCGGGCTTTCGCTCTCGCTTTGGTTCGCCCCATTTTCTAACCGCTTTTTTCGCAGTTCCAACGTTGCCTCAATCAAAGTCCAGTAGTCATCAGCGGCAAGGTTATCAAATAAAAATTGAGGGGTAACGGTCTCTTTATCCAAGCCATCAAAGCTCACTTGCTGAGAAAGATAAGCCATATCGACCAACGTTTGCTCACGCTTTGATAAAGCTTCCGAGTTTTCCTCAAGCCCTAAATCAGCTATCATTTCTTGAGCGGTACATTGACCGCCCATTGTCAGCAATCGTACAGTGCAATCACGGTAGATTACGCCGTTATGTTCAAAACCAAGTAGGGTAACTTTCATTACTCTTCCACCTTACGCAATGCGTGCAACTGGATATCTCGTACTGTTTCGTTATCGACAGTATAAGATTCTCCAACTTCCGTCGAGAAACAGCCTAAATAAGAAGTTCTCTTTCCTTCATTACCTAATGGGTATTTTGTTAATTTGGCATTTAACATATTTTCCCAATCAATTTCTTCTCCCTCCTCTGGCACAACAGCAGTGATTGTGATTGAGTATTCTTTAATGCCTTTCGTGTAGCCCTTTGAACGACCTTGAGAGTTCATTGTTTTTACCAACTTACGACCCGTAAGCGTTTTAACATCAAGTTTGGTAATTTCCGCCTCTTGACCATCCACTTCAAGAACGCACGAGCCTTCATAAACAATTGACATCTAGCACCCCCTATAAAATTAACGTAATTTTGTTACGAATAACGTGTAAGCCATTAACCACATCCGCAGGGATTTCTAAATCCAAGTAAGTTGGGTCTTGAGCATTACGCACCACCAATAAGCGAGCTTTCCACGCTTCCACATTTTCGATTACCTCTTCGCCCTCAAGCTGATACAGCACATCTAAAATTTCCGAACGTACTTTTGCCACAATACGGTGCGAGTTTTTCGCACGAGGGAAACGCAAACGCTGACGGGTTTGGATTGCCTTGCGCACATAGTCAAGTGTGCGAATAGTGGTTAAATCCAAATAGCTTGGGTCGTCCGTGTTGGTGACATTTTTGGTGTAAGTGGTAATCGCACGGGTAATCTGCACACGGCTTGCCACTACCTCAATCGGGCTTAAACCGTGATATAACGCTTGGTTTACTTCGCTAAATAACGGCTTTTGCGAATCATCCACCACTGTTAAGCCTTTAATTTCAAGGGTATTCAATGGGCGAGCAGGATCTTCTTCGCCCGCAATTACCGCACCAAGCCCTGCTGCAATCATTGCATTTGATTCAGTCGCACCTTTGTACCAACCGACAATAATACGCTCACTGTTAAGGCTTGCAGTTAAGGTTGTGCCGGTGGCATAAGTGCCACGCCAGCCCATTACACCAATAGCCGGTTTATCTTCAATCGGGGCCGAAACCGATTCCAAATGGCTACGCAACGCCAAGGCATTTTCATCATCTGAAAACGGCGAAATAATCACGTTATAATGCGTGCCGGCAACGCTTGCCAACGCCGGAGCAATTAGGGCATTACGCTGACCATTTTCAAACGCACGAGCCTCAAGGGTTAAACCTGTTGCCGTATTTTTGGTTGCAATGCTAATTTCATTGCCGATTTCGCCTTTTGCTTTTGAGGTCAGTTTAAGTGTCGTTTCACTTTCCACACTTGCCACCACAGGGCTATAACTCGCTGCATTAATCACATTAACTAAACGAGCCACAATCGCCTGTGCTTCTTCGCCTTTTGCGGCTGCAACTTCGTAAGCTGTGCCGGCAATCGTAATACGCACCACACCGGCATAAGTTACTGTGCCTGTAAAACTAACTTGCCCTGTTGCTGCAATACCTGCCTCGTGGTCTTTTAAGCCCACCACCGTTAAACGGATTAGCGGATTATTTTGGATTGCTTGGCGAACCATTAAATGAGCTACCGAGCCTTTACCAAATAAATTTTCCGCCTCCACATCGCTAAAAATCTTTTGCGGAGCAGTAAAAGCAGCCTCACCGTTTAGCATTGGTGCAACAATTAGCACCTCTTGCTCATTGGTCGGCAAGGTGGTTACTGCATCTTTGTTGTTGTATTCGGTCAGCACACTTGGTTTGCGAATACTGTTCGGGATTTTCTCAAATTCAATTTTTGACATTATTTGCCCCCTGTTTCTTTAGCGGATTTGGTTTCTTTGACGACAATCAAATCGCCATCCGCAATGCGGCGTTGATAGTAAAGGGTGTTTTCAACCTCTACTGCCTCTTGTTCAATATAGTGATGCGGTCGGTTTTCTACCGGCACACGCACCCCTTTAGCGGCTTTAACCTTTAGCATTTTTTACCTCCTCATAGCGTTTTTGTGCCAACAAATACCCTTCAAGCTCCCAGATTTTTGAGACTGCCTTGGCATGAGCGACACTTTCGCCAATCTCTACATCAAAGTTGGCTACATCTAAACAGGCACTTTCGCCAGTGACTTTATAACCATTTTTGAGTGTTAATACGCAAATTGTTAATGTGCCATTAACAACATATTGCTCATTAACAATCACACTTTTAATGTCATCAATAGTGAGTTTATTTTTCATTTTTCCTCGCTTACCACCGTAACTGCGGTGGCTGCATTGTTATTCGGGTCAAAAATCCGATTATTAAAGCCCGATAAATCGCCTTGCGGTTCATCTAGCTTGCCTTGATACTGCTTAAAGACTTGCTCATTCGGCTCAAACCCTTCAGGGAATCTACCATCATCAAGCACATTGCACTCGTTGTAGCTGATTTCAAACTCAATAGCATAAGCAGAGAGTTTCTCTTTCTTCACTTCCGCATTATTCCAAATAGTACGGATTCGCTTAGGCTGGATAGGGTGGACTAAACCGTCTAAAGTCTGGTTAATCAATAAGGTCTTAACTGCCCCCAATAGCTGATTTACCCCCACCTCTCGGCTTGTTACGCCACCTAAACGCCCAGCAGTCTGATTTCGCATTGAGCGAGTAATAACCAACACCACAAACACATCAGTGGCTTGATAGCGTTTACCTCTTACTCCCATTGATTTCGCCTCGAACGCCGAGCCACCATAAGAGACAAGACAAGCAGGCAAACGGAGAACATCTAACTTCTCATCGTTAATTTCCCCGGCATAACCAGCAACGGCATACACCATTTTGCCTAAGCCCAGCGTTAAACGCTCAATCAAAGCACGCTCAATTTTGCTAATCATCGCTTATCACGCCCCCAAATACGGTTGCCCCCGTTAAAAAACTGCACTGTATTTTCGCCAGTAGCCGATTCTTCCTCATTGGTTTCATCAACCGCTAACGACACTACGCCCTTAGAGATGTTTTCCAGCTCTTTTAAGCAAAGTTTGTAGCGGTTTTCCACCTCTTCGGTCATCGTTACTAATGATTTGCTGGTTAAATGATAACGAGCCAAATCACAGCAAATACGCTTTAAATTTTGCGGTACAGTCTTTAATGGCAGACGGTAACGCCCACTTAAATAGCCATCAATTTGGCTGGAAGAGTCCGCTAAAGCTACTTCAAGAGTCGCTTCATCAACCACGCCTACCATTTCACGGTCGGTTAGCTCAATGGATTCCTGTTCGCCAATTCGCAAAACGAAATCATTAACCAACGCATACATTACGCATCGCCCTCAACAACAGGTACAAACTCCAAATAAGGGTCGTTAGCTAATGTGATAATCTGCTCATCAGTTAAATCAGCACGAGCAATTTCTACCGCCGTTTTTTTGCTGAAACGATAACCACAACGCCCATACGTTGCCTGTGGGTGGATAGATTTCAGCTTGATTTCAAAGGCGATAGGGTCAATTAAGCCTCCTTCATCTTTGCCATTAGGTTCTTTCGTATCATCTTTCAGCGTTTCATCGCTTTCTGATTTTGTGCCATCTGTTAGATTTTCTGCTTTGTCCGCAGTGTCATCTGTTGCCGTTCCCTCCTGTGGTGGAGGTGGCACACCATCGCCCTGCGGTGGGGTATTTCCAGCAGGTGGCGTTGCAGTTTTTTGCTCAGTATCGACCGCTTGTGTTTGTTTTTTATTACGAGACATAGTTTTCCTTAGTGGGGGATAATCCCCCACATCATTAGGCTAAATAAGGAGATACAATGACTTTAACAATGCCACGATTTACGTTAGTTGAGCCTTCATTTTGCATTGCTTCTGCAATTTTCAAGGCTTTTTTACGCAGTTTAGGTGGCACAACCAGCAAATTAGGCACAAGACCTAACTCAATACCACCATCGCCTTTTTGGCTACACATCTTGTCATACACTTCGTCAAAATTTTCTTCTGTTAGATCTTTTTGAGAGCGGTGAGCCATTTGCCAATAGCCATAACCTGATGCACCACGGCGGTCTGCACCATAACGGATTTTTTTCTCCATAAAGAAGGCCTCTGAATTTTCAGAACCATTCGTCATAAAGCGTGGTTCAGTACGTTTCTGCCAAACAATAGGTTTAATAATCGGGTCAGAAGCACAAAGCAAAAACCAAGCTGGACCTGTACCTTCATCAATGTTTGAATATGGAGTAGATGCACCTGTTCCATCTTCTTTTTCGTAGATTGGATGATCCGTATCAAAAAAGTTCTGTCCGTCATAACATAAGGTTTCATGACCTTTTTTAAGTGCTAAATATGATTGACGAGGTTTTACTTCTTGAATTCGTTTACCTAAGTTTTTAGCCGAGATCATTTTTCCAGCTAACTTATTATCCATTACATCATTTTCGGTAACTTCAATACTGGTTTCCCAATCCTTGTTATCTACTTCATAGGTTCGCATAGATACGTCTTTTAATTTACGAGCTCCTTTCCATTCTTGAGCAATCGGCATTTCGCTCATCCACTCATAAGTGTTAGAGGCACTATCAGATGTAATTTCCATCGTAAATTCTTCGTGAGTCGTATCAACAGGTGTCTTTAAACCCTCATTGAAGTTGAGTTTAATCGCCGTATCTAACGCTTTGATTTTTTCATCTTTAATTAAAGCCATTATTTAACTCCTTTCTTTAATTCTTGTTTTCCTTTCGCAAAGGCTTCCACCGTCATTCCTGATAAACGAGCCATTTCGATTTCTTCGTCGGACAAAGCGACTACTTGATTTTCACCATTCGGCTCTTCACCGCCCGACTGCATACCGTTTAACGCAGGGTTAGGGGTAACGGTTTTCAAAAAGTCGGATAACGCTACTAAGTCTTGCTTACCAAGCTTTTCCGCCCACTCTTTTTGAGCCGGCAATAATCGACCGTCAGAGAGAGCCGTTTGAATTAACGCATCACGCTCTTTATCGTTCATTTGCTGTTTTAAGCCATTCAGCTCAGTTTGCACCGCTTGCAAGTCGCTTAACGCCACAAACTTCGCCGGGTCAGGGTGATTCACTTTGGCAGAGAGTGCAACCACTTGGCTTTTCTCTTTTGCCAGCTCGGTATAAACATCACTTAACGCCACCGGGCTATCGCCTTTGGCTTTCTCAAGTGCGGTCAATTTTTCGGTAATTTGCTCATCGGTCGCATTTGCCGAGAGTGCAAATAATTTAATTAACAGTTCTTTCATTGGAGATTTTTCCTCGCTAGGTTCTAGGTAATGGGCAAATTGGCTTGAGGTTGCTACCACCTCGGCTAAATTGTGCAAAGCTGGGCGATTGGTTAAGGCGGCATTTAATACCTTAATTACACGCCCCGACTTGTCTGCTAAAAACAGCGGAGAAAGGTAACGGTATTCGCCATTTTTAATTTCAGCGGTGGCTTTTTCCGTCCACTTCACCTGTACAAAAATGCCTTGCCCTGAAATATATTCTGCTTTCACCATCCAACCGGCAGCAGGGTTGCCCTTGCCATTGGTTGCCACATAAAGGGTTTGATGCTCATAATCAATCATTAGTCGGATTGTCAAATTATTGATGTCATCAGCAAGCTGATAACCGTTTGAATCATCTACATACCAACCTCCCTCACGCCCGTCTTGCGGGTAAAACCAACCATAAGGAAAAAGCTGGATATGACCATTCGCTTCCTCGTTAAGCTGGAAACTACACGCAATCGGGTTTAGTTTGAATTTCTGCGTAAACACAAAACACCTCAGATACAATATTGAGGTTAGAGAATAGGGGATTGAGAGGAAAGAGTAACGGGGAGCAACTTCCACAAGTTGCAAATTTTCAGAAAAAAGTGACCGCTTGTATTAAGCAAGAAATGTAACCCATTTTAAAACGCTTTAAATCCGTTTTAAAAAATTTTAAAAAAGCTGGAATGATAAATCGTACCACATAAAACAAAAACGCCACAGAGAGTGATTTAGGGGCTATCTGTGGCGATTATCTTATCGCTTAATCCAGCAGTTTTTGCCAGTAGGCTTGCACATCGTCTAAAATATCTTGCCTGTCTTGCGAGGTCAATTGCAAAAACGGGCGGGCTTCAATTTTTACTTTACGCCCACGCCCAGCCATACCACCAAATTGATGAATGGCTGCATAAGGCTCATTCGTGCCAACAATCGCCGAATCATTGTCATAATCGCTAGTAATACTGCCCATTAAATTTTCCGTATCAACTAGCGGCGTGCCTTGCCGATGTTTTATACCCAGCCATTTCGGGCGACCACCCTCATCAAAATTCGTCAGCACTGCCGATTCCATCGTGCCGGCAATATTCCTCATCAAGTCGGTTTTATTTGCCGTTTTAGCAGCAATACGGTTAAGCGTGGCAATAATTTCATCAATGCCGTGGATTTGGATTTCAACCATTTTTAACCTTGTAAGTTGATTTTTAAAGTAAACAGGGGTATATTCCTTTTACGGTTATTAGAAAAGCGGTGATAATCTCCCTGCCGCAGCCTATTTGAGATGGCAAGTCCTGCTCAAATGACCGAGAGCGTGTGTAAGTGACCGGGAGCCTTACCTAATAACCGTATTTTTCAACAGCAGCTTATCCAATTCTTTTTGTCCAATCTCCCTTGTTGATACCAGAAATAATTCACCAAACTCTTCTAAGTATTTCACCACAACAAGAATACGATAATGCTCAAAGTTTCGTATAAAGCTGAAATTTTTGCCTTCTTGCAAAATATGATTAGGCTGAAAAATTACATCGGGAATATTTGCATACACATCAAGCCCAAAATCCTGCCCCTCACGGCTATTAAACTGCTTAATCAGTGTGTCATCCGAAAGCCATACCGTGCCGGCTTTACTGCCAATCTTCTGCTGAGTTTCCTCACTTAACCGACCAGCAGCAAATTTAAAGTTTTGATTAAGGGAATTTCGCACTTTAACCATCTCATCAGGCGAGAGTTTTTTCGCCCCATCTTTGGCAAGTGCCACAGCCTCTTCTAACTTGTTAAACACCTGCTTAAATTCACCACCGTTCATTTCTGCTTTGGCAAATTGGTAAGCCAGCTTTTCAGGGTATAAATCCAAATTCGGCTTATAGGTTAAACGCCCCACATTATAATCAAAACCTTTATCAGCCAATCGCACCGTACCATCAGCCAATTTAAAACCAATGGTCTCTTCTTGGTTGCCTAACTTATCTTTTGGGCGTTTTGCCTTAACTAAAAACGCCTCGCTACTGCCGACTTCGTCAATCCCTTTGCGTTTTAAATCCCGATCACTTAACGCAATCACGGTACAACGGCAATTAAAACCGTTTGGCGGGTAAAAGGTCGCCCAAAACGGATCATCATAACGATAAATTTTACCGTTTAACGCTTGATGAGCAGGGCGGGTGCGTTGGTCGCCTACCGCCGAATACTGCCAATAAGGGCGATTATCCACATTCTCCATATACCGCTGATAACGAGCCGCAGAATAAGCCTGTTGCATATTAGTACGATAAATCGTATTCAAGCGGCGAGGCGTACCAAAATGCTCACCGGTTTTCGGGTCGGCAAGCAATTTGCCGTCAATACCACGACTAATCGCTTTGTCGTGTCCATACACCCAGCCTTTTCGCTCAAATTCAGCCGTAAGCGTTTTCTTCCACTCATTAAAGGATTTCCCCTCACGCCGTGCTTTTTCCATCGACTCATAAATATCTTTGGTCATTTCAAGGCTGGAAAGTCTGCTAATCGTAGTGGCTCGCCCCAATGCAGAGTCAAACAGCTCTTGCTTAAACACTTTGCCGGCAAGGAGTTTTTTCTGGCGTAAAAACTCAATCGCCTGCTTAGGTTCTAACCCAATCGCAAAATTAGCTGTCGGCATTCGCAGCCCCCAATAAATCCGCTAAAAATAACGCATTGGCTAAATAGCGGTTATGCTCTTCACTCACTAAGTCAGGATAGGCTTCTGCCAATTTTTCTGCTGCCTCATCATAAGAGCTACACGCCATTACCACCGCCACAGCCTTTTTCGTGATGGGGTCGAACTGCTTGTTAAAATCCGGCACAGTAAAAGCTTCATCAGCTAAGTTATCTAACGCATCTTGCTCTTTAATACCGGTTTGGGGTTGAGCCGACAAGGCGTTAACCTTACCCCCACAACCACAAGAACAGCCAGTAATCTGTTCCCCATCTTTGACAAAGAAGGGGTTAGGGGGAGATTTAACAAAATGTGCTGATAATCCCACCGCTTGCCCCGCTGTTGGCAGAGGAGCGACACGCCCTAGCACCGCTTCATTTTCTTGGGCTTCAGGGATGCCGAGTTTATCCATCGCCCACTGCACCGGAATCGGCATTCCAATATCCACCAATTTTGGCAAGCTATCAGCAAATAACGCCAAGTCTGCCGGCTCTTTGGTGTCAAACTCAAAGCTCGGGATACGGTTTGGATCAACCCCGGCAAAGTTAATCTGCAAAAACGGCAGAATAATTTGCTGGGTAAAGGTCTGACCTAACTGCTTAACATCAGACACCAACAAATCACGCCGCACTTCGTTATGCACATTGCCGAGTGCATTAGTAGATATCTTATTATCTGCACCACTCGTCAAAGTTTGCCCCAAAATCAAGCGGGCGATAGATTTCTCGCACCAATCCACCATTTGCAAAAACGGATTATTGCCGGCTGCACCGCCTGCGTTTGCGGCGTTATGCAACTCAATACTCATCGACTCCGGCATAATTCCGGCGGCGTTGTGTCCGATTTCCGCTAACGCACGTTTTAACGTGTCTTTTTCGCCTTTGGTTGCCCCTGCCCCATATTTACCGATGCGAATCGGCATACCGTACAGTTCTAAAAACTCGGCAAAGTCGTGAATGCTATAATGCTTAAACATATACAGCCACGCCAGCGAGCGGAATAAATTATTGCGTGCCGCCTGTGTGGAGCGTGATTTATGCGTATGCACCACCCAGCCAAATTCTCGTAATGGCTCACCTTCGGTATTTTGTCGGGTTTTCAGCAACAGATTATCTACCTTATCCCACTTAAACCACGATTGCGGACGGTGGATAAAGGCGTTCGGATACCACAACTTGCCGTTAAACGCCCATTCAATTTCCAATGCAGCAAAACCGTGACCGACTGCATCCATACAGTCCATCACCAAATCTTCAAGGTTGCCGAGCTGATAAAACAGCTCATCGACCTCATCACGCAGTTTTTCTTCCTGCGGTGTAGCATTGCGAGGGGCAACAATCGCCCAATCCACGCCCAATGCGGCACGCTTACGGGTTTGGATATTTGCAAAAATCGCACTGTCCCGTTCTTCAATATCCATAAACAACTCGTGCTGAGCGGTAATATCGCCGTTCTCCGCATCTTCAAAAATCGCCTTCATCTTTGCCGGGGTAATAAAATTGCTTGGGTGGTCGGAAAGCACCCGCCCCGTTGCAGTAATTTCGGCTAAATCCGTTTGCAATTCCTGATTTTTAATTGGGTTTAAATCAGGTTTAATTTGTTTTTTCTGTTTCTTTTTTGCCATTTTAAATTCCTAACACTATAAAGCCCCCTCTTTAATCAAAGAGGGGGTTGGGGGAGATTTTAATGCCGCCACTTACTCTGATACTCACCGTCATCATCGCTCACACTCTCCCACTCAATCGGGGCAGAAGAACTCACGGCATTACGCCATAACATTTCCAACGCATCGGGTCCGTCATCGTGATCGGCTTTCGGAAAGTGGCGTAGCTGGCTTTCAAGGGTCGATTGTGAGCGGTGCAGTAAAATCAAGCCGTTCGCAATGTGTGGCTGTAAACTTTCGATTCGTAATACTTTATCAGTATTAGGTTTTACACTTGCAAGAGGCACTGGGACACCACGTGCCGCAGACCGCTTAATAATCTCACTATTTAAAAACTCCTGAAATTGGATCCCCTCGCCAACCCATCGGTGGCAACTATATTGCATATGTAGCCGAATAATGTCCTCAATAATTAAGTCCGGCAAACGTTTTTTAATTTGTGCCTCTACTATATAAAGCTTTCCGGTTTCACGTTGATAGCCGCCGACTAAAATAGCTGATGGGTCACGACTTGCTCCAGCCTTGCCTAAAGACGGATCGACCGCTCCAAAATAAATAAGGTTTTCCGGCAATTCTGTCCAATATTGAAGCGAATTTGCAAAAATCGCATCATCGCCCGAAACAGGGTCGTTTTGATACTCGGAGTCAAATGCAGAATGTCCGTCACTAGCTCGGATTTTCATCAGGTATAGGATTGGACGAGCCAGCCACGATACGACAGCCCCCTTATCCATTTCGGCTTTATGTTGCTGGTAGAATAAGTCAGATAATGTGTCATCATCCCCCTCTTCGGAGAGATAAATATTCTCCCACTCATCCCATAACACCATATTGTCAGGAAAGCGTAAAATGGCTTTAAAGCGTACTCGCTTCCAGCCCTTAGTATTTAAAACCCTACTCAGCACACTGTCATAATGAAGAATTGTGCCGACATAGATCACATCAAACTTTTCACCTGCAGCACCAAGTTTTAAAACTGCTTTTAAAACCCAGTTATGCAATTTATTACGCTGTGCAGGTGTTTCTACGCTTTCATCATTCTCAATATCATCAAGTACTACTAAATCTGGACGATAAGCTCCGTGGCGACGACCACGCAATTTTTGCCCAGCCCCCACAGCTTCAACTTTTTGGTTTTTAGCCGTCATAATGACACCTGCACGCCAAACCTTGCCTTGTGCAACCTCGGGGAAATCAATTCTTAAACGAGGGTTAGATTCAATTTCCACTTTAATAGCTTCAAGCATACTGTATGCCTGTTCTTTGGTGTCCATCGCAATAATGATGTATCTTTTTAAATCACGGACTAAACACCACAGCGGGAATAATTGCGTACAAATCGTCGATTTTGCCTCACCACGAGGGGCTGCAATCGCTTGGCGAACAGATTTAGAAAGATCACTTACCGAAAGCGGTAAATTCTCAAAGAGATAATGATGCAACTGCGATTTATGCTCAGAACGCACATAATGCGGGAAATAAGCCTGCACAAAATACTCAAAGCCGTGAACAGGGTCTAAAACCTTCTGACGGCGTTCGCTAATGGCTTGTGGTTTATCGTCCCAACCCTCAAAACTCGCTTCGATATTTTGTTGTAACTGTCGCCGTAATTCTTCCAGTTCTTTTTCAAATTCTTTGATTTTCATAAATTACACACAAACTGCGATAAACAATAACCAACCCCAACCATCTGCACCATTAAGCATTAGCTTTATTGCACCGAGAATACAGGCAAGCTGAACAATCCAACGGAAATAGTAATGCTTATGCACCACAGTTTGTTTTTTCTTAGCCATTACTTAAACTCCTTTTTAAACTGCACTTCTAAATCGTCCAGCATTTCCAAAAAGTCAGGCAATAAATGTGGTTTCTTGGTTTTGACGATATTCGCCATCATCTCAATCGCACGCATAGCGGTTGCCATTACACTGGTTTCAGGCAATAGTTTCTTGCTCGATGCAGTCATCTTCGCAAACGAATCTGCAAGTGCCGATAATGCCTCAACCTTAGCGGCTGTTGGCATTTCGGTGTTTTCTTCCAGCTCCGTCATCAACGTGCGATACTTAATTAAAAAACCGGCTAACAAGCCTTGAGCGATATTCTCAATACCACCACTTGCTATTGCTTGCACATCACGGGCTTTTTCCCAGTTATCGCCGTTCTTTTCAGCGTTGGCTTTCCAACGGCGAGCTGTGCCAAACGACACACCGGCACGCTCGGCTGCCATTTCGAGGCTTAAACGGTCAAACACATAGGCTTGCCGAACCGCTTTTTGTACTTCAATATCGTGTGCCATACGCCCTCTACATTCCGAATTTCAAGCGTAACAACTCAAAACCTACAGCAACAATGCCACCTCCTACACCACCGGCAATTAAGGCTTGCTTGCGGTTTTTGGTTGCCATTTCATTCACTAAACGATTAGTCGCTTGGATTTCACGGTGTAAGCGTTCAATTTCTTCGTTTTGCTTATCTACCTTGTCGTTAAGCTCATTTAACCCGCCTAAAATCAGGTCTAATTTTTCCGAATCGGTTTGTTTATGTTTTTTTCGGCTCATTACTTATCCGCCTTTTTATCTAATTTTTGGTTTACTTCTTTGATGGAGTCTAAAATATCGTCCAATTTTTCTCTGATGCCCCGATTAACCTCGTGGGCAAGCTCTTTTGATTGATATTTACTCTCCATTTCCGCTTTTAGCTCTTTTACCGTTTGCTCATTGCGGTTGATACGATCAAATATGACCTTACCTACAAACGCCACTAACGGAGCAACTACAAAAGAGATCAGCATCTGGAACAGTTTTTCATCAATCATAACGCCCCCTTTTGGCTCGCCCGACAGGGTGTAGATTGCCTTGTGCTACCGCCGCACGTAGCCAATTATGCCGTTCGGCAAGATCGGGACGGCGGCGGTAAAAAAGCCACTGTTGCCAACGTTGGCGCAGTTTTTTAATCCACTTTCTCACGGCAAATCTCCTCATAAGTCAGATTGTGAGCTAGTATCTGACGTTTGGTCTCCACCGTGTCCGCTCGGCTTGGATACAGCAGACGGAACGCCGTGCAGCCCGAGACCGTCGTCTCTAAAGTAGCCGTGTTGGTGCAGCTGCATATCAACGGCATCAGAGCTAATACGAGCAGTGTTTTGCGTGTGTTTTTGTTGAGTTTTGGCATTTTTAACCTCTGCTTTTTGTTGTTGGATCTTGGCTTCTTTTTCTGCTTTTTCCGATTCGAGGCGGTTTACCGTAGCAAACAAGCGGTCGATTTCTCGGTTTGCCTTGCGGAATTTGTAAAAAATATAGCCACCTGCAACCACAACAGTAGCCACTACACTAAGGATTAAACTCATCATTCTGCATCTCCTCGGGATTTAAATACGCTCACCACGCCTTTTGTGGCAGGGCTGCCCAGCACACAAATACCGGCATAAGCAAACCACCAGTCGGAAATAAACGGCTTATCGTAAAGGTAGGCGTGAATTAAAATGCCCGACAGCACCAGCCAACTGATAAACTGAATAAAACCAGTCGTGCTGGCTGTGCCGTCTTTATTGGTAATTAAATCAAGTAAAAACTGTTTCATTTTTAATCCTCAATAGTGTCTTTAGCAAAATAGCGAAGATTGTTTGCCATTCGGCGAATCCAGCCTTTACCATAGCGAGAGAAATCATCAAGTTTTGTGAAAAACTCAACCCGTTCAGCAATAAATAGCGTCCCAACATCCGCAACAGAATGACGTTCAATCGCTGCCAACGTAATTTTGCCGATGACACCATCATCAGCTACACCCACAGCACGCTGTAACATGCGAGCAGCATTACCGAACCCGTGATTAACGGCAGCATCAAAGAATTGGAAAGCAATTTCTGGGGCAAATTTTTCGCAGTTGTAGCGTTGCCAGAACGCTTTAAGATAGATTTGCTTAGCTTGCTCACGAGTCATTGCACGCATTGAGCCTGTATAACCATTGGCACGAGCGGTGTGGATTGTTACTCCCCAATTGGTTTCACCACCTTTATCGTTTTTATCATTTGTATAGCCACCTTCATGACCAAGCAAGCGGTCAAATGCAAGGTTGAAATCGGCAATAGTTGCCTTGTTTTTGATAGGTTCAGTCATAAAAAAAGCCTCTTTAAATTCAATTCTGATTTAAAGAGACTTTAATGATTTAGAGCAACGGGGAGCAGGCGAAAGGATTCCACACTTAAAACAAGGTAGCTTGCGAAACGGTATGCTTACGCTGATAATATCGTACTGCCTCCCACGCAACACGATCACACACGCTGTATTTAGGGCAAATTTGCATAATCGCAAGCCTGCCACTTAGTCCACGCTCGGTTAATTGGCAATAATCGGTATAAATCTGCTGATTACGCAACATTCTTAATGCGGTTTCACAACGTGGCAAATAGACCTCACAAGCTCCCATATAAGCCTGTAATTTCACAGCGTCATTTTGCCCTAACACCTCTTTGAGTTTATCAAAATAGACTTTGCCATTAGAAAATTGAAACGAAAAGCCTCCAAAGGCTTTAATCAGCTTTTCGGTTGCAGGTAAACCAATTACACCCACAATTTCTTTCACTGTTTCCGGCAAATAATGCTCAACACTTTCAAATTCAGACATAAAAAATCCCCTTGAATAATTTCCACGAAAGCCATTATCCAAGGGGGTTATTCAAATCTGTAATACTTACTCAAAAATTTTTTGCAAATTTTGCATAAAAAAAGACCGCTTGAAAGCGGTCTTTAACTATAAACTTATTTTTTCTTAGTTGCAGAAATTGATTTCGCAATCGTAAAGGCTGTTTCCCAAGCCTGTTGATTATCTGTAACCTCAATTTTACGGCAAGCAATCGCCTCGTTATTAAAGTCAGTCACATCAACCTTATCTGAATTAACAAGCAAAATAACACGGCGCAAAGCACAAGCAGCAATAGGATTGTGATCGTGACCAAACGAGCCTGTTTCCATTCCGTAAGCTACATTTCTTAACTGTTGATAATCACCACTTACTAGAGCATTTGCAGTTTCTTGTTGAGCTTTTTCAGTTGCTGCCGTTGCACCAAGAGACGCAATGGCGAGTGTTAAAGTTATAAATGTTTTTTTCACGCTTCCCCCTGTTCTTGGATAAATTTATTTAATACGTCTCTAAGCTGTTTGGCTTTATTTACATCAACCACTACACTGGACTGATTAAGCTCAGGCACATAGGGGTCTGTTATGCCAAAAAATAAAAGCTCTCTGTATTCGTGATGATCTCTCACCTCAAGCGTCTGATCTCCACATTTTATAGAATGTATTATTGCCATAATTGCCTCTCAAAATTAAATCTCAACAAAATCTACCACAAAAAAGCCCCAATTTCATCGGGGCTATGCAAAAAAATCTCGTTATTTGGTTCTCAACCCGTGCCGGTGGTTGTAACTTGCCAACATCTGCACTAATTTGTGCAACTGGTCGTCCGTTAGCCATTGCACCCGCTCAATACCAAACGAGCGTTTGGCAATGGCGTGGGCGTAATCCCACGGCTTTTGGCTTTGATAAAGCAACGCCCCAATTTTATTCATCAACCCTTGCCTGTGTTGAGCAGTGTTACTTGCCGTTGGGCGTTTGTTGTACTTTTTAGACTTTACCACAAACCCTTTGGCTTTCATTGTTTGCAGTACGGTCATTAATTCGCTATCGGTCATCATTGAGCAGCTTGGCTTATCCACCGCTTCTAACAACAGCATTTTATAGGCGTTATCATCCAGTTTTAGCTCATTTTTGCCGATATGGATTTTCTGTATCATCTGCTTTCTAGTTTGTGGTTGCATTTTGTTTTTCCTCCTGCCATTTCAGCCAAATTTGGTAGCTTTCTGTATTCTTCACGGCTTCCAGTTGCCCCATTTGCTTCATTCTTTCCACATACATCACGGCATCGTGTTTCTTTTGGTCTGCTTGGCGTTGCTGTTGCTCAAGGCTACTCACTGCTTTCGCTTCACTTCTTACTACTGCAAATTGTGGCTTCACGCTTTCATATACTTTCTTCAAGTAATTATGGTTTGCTAATGGCTCACATCTGCCGGTTTCACGCCGATTCCGTCTTACTTGTTCCACCGTATCCATTAAGGCTTTTTCTAACACATTAGAGGGCGTATAAAGCTCCAACAAACTCTGCACAATTTTCAACGCTCGGCTATTGGCAAGGCTGTTTTTTTGCGGCTTAAATAACCCTAAATACGCCACCACCGCACGCCCACAATTCCCACCGATATTGACTATCGTATTTAACAACTCACGCCCTGCATCATCTTCAATCAACGCCTCCAGCGAGATTTCCGAATGGCAAATCGGGCATTTGCATAGTTTCATAGATTTACCTCACTATCTTCACAGACTGTTTCAATTTCTCTCCATTCGACTTTACTTTCAGGATATGGATTCTCGTGTGAGATATATCCCTCTGTAATAATAATCATTTGTTGCAATACAATTTCGCCATTTTTCTTTTTACACAAACGATAATTTGGTTTTGTTTCTTCAGTGTTAACCCTAAGAGTAATTCTATTAGGGTGTGGCGGTAAGCTAGGACGTGGAGGTAAGCTCTTTTTAGGGTCGTAAATATTCATTTTTGCTCCTTATATAGATAATCTGTATTTAAATAAACAATTAAAAACGTTATCGCTTTTGATTGCTCACTTAAAACAAACGCCGCACCTGTTTTTCAGCTAGACGGATTGTGCGGCGTTGGTTGGGTTAGTGATTACATAATTTCCTTCTTACGATCAAAGACCCCAACAATCACTCAACTCTAAGCCATCAAGTTTTTTATATTGGCGAATCAAAGCCGTTGGGGAAGGAAATGTAGGCAAAGAAACGACGATTTTTTCATTTAACTCCTTCTTACTCATAAAACCTTTGTATTCTTTTTTCTGTTTAGCAGTAAAACGAGATAATTCTTTACGATACCAAACTTCTTCCAAATAAGAGCGGAGCTCATGTGTTTCTCGCACCCACTCCCTACGAAGCTCCCCATCCACATACACAACAAGCTCCAATTTTCGCCCAGCTTGGGTAACATGTACGGTAAGTTGATGTTCTCTATATTGAAATGTAACACTCCCAACAATTCCACTTAAGGCTTGTTTAATTTCTTTCCATTGCTCTGCTGAAATAGCCATTTTTTATTTCCCCTGTATCGCTAAAAATTCACTCTCTTTGATTTCAACCAATCCCTCTGCAATCTCAGGAAATGGTTCATCATTTTTATCAATAGGCATTGGCATTTTAACCAGTAAGGTGTTTTCACAAATGCCTGCTACGGCTAAATAACTTCTACCTGATGTTGGGGAATAACTAAAATCACTTGCAAAATAAAGCATATTCAAACGTTTTAAGATATAGGGCGAAAAATCACGATGTTTCTCATAAATTTCATTAATTGCTTTAAAATCTTCTGCAAGCTCTTTCCCTTTTTTGTAACGTTTATCAGGTTTGACGAGATAAAACTCATCATCAAATTTACTTACCTTGAACCCTTTAACATCTGAAACTTGGCTAATATTGGTTGCTTTACAAGCAATTCCATTAACCATTCGATGAAACCAGCCCGAACCACTTACTAATCCATCATTGAAAGGATATTTTTCTAAAATAGCATTGAGCTTATCCTTGCGTTCTTCTTTAGATACTTGATAATCTGCATAAATGCTTTTTAGTGGCTCTTGGGTTATATCCCCTTTAAAAAATCTAAATTTCATTCTTAACTCCTTACTGGGGTGGTTAATGTTTCCGATTTGCCGTTAATAACTTAAAGTGCACCTTTGGCAACAAATCTTGCACCGTACCTAGATAAACACCACTTCGAATAAAATCGCTTTGGTTTAAATACTTTTGAGCTTGTATAAGCTGGATAATTGCCTCATTTAATTGGCTGTTAAGCCCGCTTTTTTCTTGTTCGGTCATCATATTTATCCTAATTTGTTAATTCTTGGTCTAACACTTCGCCTATTTGGTTAAGTTGTTTTATGGCAGCTTTATGGATATTTCTTGCTTTGCTAAACTCCTCATTTAACACCGCATTACTCACCATTATGAGTACATCAATCACACGATCTATTGTCTCTCTCAGTTCGAGATTTTCTCTTGTTGTCATTTACACACCTCAAAACGGTCTTTGGTGCATTCTTTTACAAAATTCTGCCCGTTGCTCCGCCCAGTCACGGTTAGCGGTCGTTTTTGCCGATAATTTTGCAACTTCCCAATGGTCTTGAGCTTCTGCATAATTGCCTTTGCGTTCTGCTTCAGCTGCTTTTTCGGCATAGTGCTTGTAGCGGTTAAATTTGATCGCCTTTGGTGTTGTTTTCATTTTTTTCTCCTGTGGTTAAAACACTTTATAAATGCCCTTCTATCTTGTCCCCCTCTTTGAAAAAGAGGGGTTAGGGGAGATTTTTAAAGGGCATTGAAAAGGTTTTTTAACTAAGACTTTCTTTTTAACTGATTTAAAATATGCAAATGATTTAATAACGATGCATATTCTTTATCATCAAAGTCCATCATTATTAATTTTGTGTTATCACAAAAGTGTACTGTTACATTCCCGTTAATATTTTCTATTGTACAAACCTTGTCTGTATTAACCACAACAGGTTTATCCGTATAATTAACATTAAAAGTAATAAACATTCTAAACCCCCGCCACATCTAAACTAATCGGCTGATATTTGCCATTTTCATCACGCTTATAAAAGCGGATATAATCTTTACTACCCACTACCTGCACGCTGTCTGAAATTGCCGTCATTGCTTGATTCCAGCGTGCATCATCAATCTCAACACGGCGTAGGGATAGGATTTTCGCCGTAGATAAATTGCCTTCCTTATCCACCTCAAACGCATTATCAATTAATGCTTTAAGTTCTGGTTTTGCCCCCTCCGACCAATCGTGCAAACACTCATCAATCAAGGCTTTTGCTGCGTGGATTCGTTCGTCAAAGCGGATATTCTCTTGCACCGCTAACTGCAACTTATATTCGCCGTCATAGGTAAATAACGTGATATTGCCTTTTGCACCGCCGATTTTTACCCCATATTTTTCAGCCGATAGGCTGACAAAAGCCCCTACATCATCAAATACAGATTGCTTAAAATTACCTAGTAGCTGACTGACTTCTTCGGCACGGTTCACAAATTGGCGTACTAGCTCATCACGCTCTTTATCAATTTCTTTCACTAATGCTTCGGGTTTTAAATTACCATTTGCATCTTTCCAGTAAATTTCATTACCGATTGTTACTTTACTCATAATACTTCCTCTCTATTCCAACCCGACTTTCACGGTGCGGATTGCTTTACCGTTATACTTCACTCGCTTGTTATGAGCAGGGGACGACATAAATCGCACTGTTTTCGCCTCCACCCCCAACCGTTTTGCTAATTCTTCCGCTGTGCCGTCAGCTACATTCTCTTCGCCAACATACAGGGCATAAATCATTCGCCGTTTTTTCATTTCTACACCTTCGTAACACGTTCAGACTCCCACACGCATTTCACACCCCGCACCTGCATTTGATAGCTGTCATACCGTCTGCCGCCTTTGGTTTTCATTCCAAACAGGCTTGCCAAGCCGTTCTTGACTAAATCCTGTGTTTTGCAGTTATCCCGTAAGACCAAGCGGGGTGGGCTTTTCGCTTCAAATTCCACTCGTTCAACTTCCAACTCCATCGCCTCACATTCCAAAGTGGCAATTTCTAACTTCACAAGGCTGTCGTGGATAAACGCATTTAAGGGGTTCATCATTTCGCCTGCTTTTTCGCTGTAAACCTTTTGCATAACTTGCTCCTTAGCTAATCAACATCTTGCTATATTGCTCAACCAAATCTTTACTAATTGGCGTTTGGTTAATCTCGCTAGACCGCACCACGCCACGCATTAACTTACTTAATCGGCGGGCATTACCTTTGCAGGCGTTAATCAGTGGAGCATTAAATTCATTTGTACCTAACGCACTTTCGGCTAGTAACCCTAAATCTTCATCGCTTAACGCATTGCCTAAGTCACAAGCAAAACCTACTCGGCTATAAAGCTGTGCCAGCTCATTATTTTTACCTTTAAGATTAACCAACAATCTCGGCATACCGGCTAACACCACGCCCACGCTGGTTAAATCGTGGATTCGGCGGATAAACTCCAGCGAGCGGGTCGAAAGCAATTCAGCTTCATCAATCATTAGCAACCTTTCAGAGCCTTTTAGCTTGTTCACAATGCTTTCTAATAGCTCGTTATTTACGCCCCTCGCATTTGCCCCCACCGCCTCGGCAATCTTTCGGAGCAAGACTTTAGGTGTGCAACTCGGATCAACCTCAATTAATGTGGCAGAGCTGTTTCGGCGTTCGTATTCTTTGAGCATTTGGGTTTTACCTAAGCCTGCTGCCCCAAAAATCACATTAATTTCGCCTTCAATATGGGCAAACTGCATTACCTCCATTCCACGGCGAGCCGCTAAAGTTGGCACAAAAGCAGCGTTATATTTCGCTTCCACCACCTTCGCCTTATCCCGCTCAATCAGCTCTTCCACTTTGCGATCCATTTCAGCCACATTGCCGTTATAATCGCCTTTGAGATACAGACTGACTGTGGCAACGGATACACCTAAAAGCTGTGCCACTTGTTTTTGTTGATAGCCTTTGCTATCCATTAAGGCTCTAAGTTCTTGATTTTTCATATTCTGATCTCCAATGTTATTTCAGGTAATTTTTCTGCTGTGAATAAATACAATGGGGGTTTGGCTCTGCCGAGATTTCTAAATACTTTTAACCTCTTGCCACCATCAATTGGTTGTACAACAAACGAATCCCCTTCAAATCCTTCTAGCAAGTGGCTGTAATATATTTGACCTCCCACTTGTATTTGCCCTCTTATGCTTTTTCTTAACAGCATTTGCATTTATTTAATCTCCCACTGCTAACTTTTTTTCATAGTCCTCTTTTTCTGCTCGGGTCAAAAAAATCGGTTCTACTTCTTTTTTCGGTTTTCTTGCCGTTGCCAGCAAGCTGAAATCGTTTTTCTGCTCAATGGTTAAAACTGGGTTTAATTCAGCGTTAATTTCATCAAGCTGTTGCTGTTTAAGGTTGGCTCGGCGTTTATGGCGTTCTTTACGCTGCTGTTCCACCATCGCCACCGGAAATGCCTCTCGGGTGTTGCCGTTCCAAATTGCCTCACAAATAAACCTGCCGTCTTTGGTACGCACCTGCACGCTCTCGGCATTGTGAATATCAACCCCGATCACCACTTCTTCACGGTCAAAATCCAGTAATTTCAAATGGAAATAGTGGTTATTGCACCAGCTTATCCAACCTCGCTCCGGCTTACGGATAAACTCCGGTCGGCTCATATCCCGCAGCTCCACCTCTGTTAGCAACACCACATCTTCTGCGTGCAACATCTGCTGATATTTGCGTGCCGGCGTGGTGCGGATTTGCGAGTGAATATGCTCGTTGTTGTACCAGTCAATCACCGATTGGATTACTTCAATCAACTGTTGCCACGTTGGCAATTTACCTTGGGCTTTGCGTTGTAGAGGCGTTAATTTCCCTTTGGCATTTGCCAGTGAGTTCACCGCATACAGGGTTTTGCGAACGGTTTCCGGATCGGCACCGGTTGCATAGCCGGTTGCAAACTTCCTCGCAACCCGCATACCCACCGTTTTATTCAGGATTTCGATAATCCCTCGTCCCTGCGGGTTGCCTGAAAGTCCTGTTTCGTGTCGGATACCGAGGCGGGGTAACATCCCCGTGATTTCCGCATCCAAAAATTTATTCTTTTCACCACCACCGTTATCCGAGTAGTAGATTGCCGGTACACCGTGCTGGCTAATGGCGTGACGCATAGCATCAGCAACTGCAAAAGCGTTCTCACTGAGTGAAAGTGACCAGCCGACCACCTTTCTGCCTGCACCATCAACAATCATTGTCAGCTCAGGGGTAAACGGCTTACCGTGTATCGGGTGGGCTACTTTGAGCTTCAGTGAGTGACCGTCACCAATCCATACATCATTTGCTCGAAGTACCGACCAATCCCGCTTCACATAGCTCAGTAACTGCTTGTAATGCGAGCCGGTGCGTCTGCCGTACTCTTTCACATACAACGGCAACTTATTCATCGCTCGCTGTACTTGGCTTAGGCTAGGGCATTGTTCCAACAGTAACGGGTTGTCTGCATACTGATACGCCCATTCCACTTCAAACTCACGGTAGGCTTCGGTGAGGCAAATACCGTTTTTCTGCCGATATACGCCTAAAAAAGCACTTAGCCACCAAATTTCTTCCGGCTTGGTTTCCTGCCGCACCTGTGGGGCAAGTAATTTCAACCGTTGCTCGGCGTTCTCCGCCTTGCAGTAATCCACTACCCAGCCGTTTAAGGTTCGCACCGAGAGTGTGCGTTTTGCTGTCTTTTTAGCATTTGCTACGGCAACCAGCTCCACCAAGTGCGGTGGCATTTCGCCTTGTTTGGCAAGGTTGCAAAGGTAGGTTATCGCTTTAATCCGGCTCATTGAGCCTTCCAACTCCAACACATACGCTACCAGTGCCATTCGTGCATCAGCAATTTCTCGCTGTTTGGTAGTAAGGTTGCCTAACTCCACCTCCGCACGCACTGCCGGTAACTTTTTCGGTTTGGCTTCCACCACCGCCGACATAAAGCGGGAGCGGATTTCGGTTTGGATTTCTTGAGGGAGGCAGGCTAATTCATACTCAACACCACCGCCACGCCCTTTGCGTTTTTGAGATTGCCAGTTTTCTCGTTTGGCTTGAGCATCTACATTTTTAGGTGCTTTTTCGATAAACTTGGCTATTTCATAAACTGAATAATGTGTTTTTAAACTTAAATTACCCATAAATGTTCCTTTTTGTAACTTTTATGGTTAAAATTAAAACCTATTCGTTAAGATTGGACGTTTATTTCTCTCTGCAAATCTAGCTGCCCAGATCACTTCTGGAGCTACACCGATAGCATTTGCTACCAAACGCTCCATTTTCGGGTAGGGTTTATCTAAAACGGTCTTTAGCGTGTTAGGGCTAACATTACCTGCTTTAGCCAAAGAACGAATCGACCAACCTTTTTTACGAAGTTCCGCCAGAATATCGGCTCTATGCCAATCTTGTTCAGCGGTTTTTTTTGGTTTTTCTAATACACTCATTTAATACACCTTTTTTGTTGTACCTGATGTGATGTATATTAACCGTAATAGTTGTAACTATGCAACTATTTATTTGCCGTAATAGTTCTATTTGCTTATATTTTGTACTTTAATGGGTGTAAACTCTAATGTAATCAATACTTTATATTAACTATTACGGTTATTAATTATCTTTAACACTCCGTAATAGTTTAAAAAATATAACTATTACGCTATAAAAGGGCGTAAATATGAACTTTGAAGACAATTTCCCAGAGAGAATTGATCTTGTTATTAACAAATTGAATGGACCAAGTGAATTTGCAAGGCAAACAGGCGTAACCTTATCTACCATTGCACGCTGGAGAAAAGGGGAAGCAGAGCCATCTAGACCAAATTTAATCAAGATTGCAGAAGTGGCAAATGTAAGTATTGAATGGCTGGCAACAGGCAAAGAAAGCCAGTCACAAGCCCAACAAGGTATCGTAGAAAGAGCCTTTAATAAGTTTAGAGAAATAACAGGTGAACTTATTTCAATGATTAACAGCTTTGGTTCAATTAACGTTTCTGCCGGTTTTGGTAGCTTCAATGAAGGCATAACCAAACCTGACGGACAAGAACCCTACGCAGACAGCTTACTGCAGAAATTAGGTGTAAAAGCCGATAATTGCGGTGTGTTTTGGGCTAACGGTACGTCAATGGAGCCAACCATCTGCGATGGCGACCAAATGCTAGTGGATTTCAGCAAAAAAGAGGCTCGTGGGGACGATAAAATTTACCTTATACAAAACGGCGAAAGCGTATGGGTTAAACGTGTGCGAAGAGAATGGGACTACATTGAATTGATTAGCGACAATGAATCTTACCGCCCAATAAGAATTACAGAAGAAGACGCCCAAAATCTACAAATCATCGGGCAGGTGGTGCATAACGGACATAGCCTAGTTTAAAATTGTTTTAAAACCATCTTAAAACAGTTCAAACCTATGCAAAAAATAATGCAAAAACCGACCATTTTTTTCTATTTTTGCTCATTTTCGTTTTTTGCATAACCCACCCTAAACAAAAACGGCGAAGCCTTGTATTTCCTAGCCTCGCCGTTATTTTTCCGCCCAAATTTTTTTCTTTCTCTCTATGCAAAAATAGTCAGTACCCCATACATTCGGGACTGCGTGCCGACCCCGCAATGACGCAAGGTTTTGATGTCGTTGCCCCAACCGGCGATTCTTACGGACGCTTTCGCACGATGAGCGAAGAGGAAGTGTGGGATATGGTGGCAAGCTATGCCTATGCGTCCGAGCTGGTTATGCAAGCAGGTTTTGACGGTGTGGAGATTCACGGGGCGAACGGCTGGCAGATTCAGCAGTTTGTCTCGGCAAGCACCAATTACCGCACCGATTTTTGGGGTGGAAGCCTAGAAAAACGCTTAAATTTTCCGCTTGAAATCGTCAAGGCGATTGATGAGGTGCGTACCAAACACAACCGCCCCGACTTTATCATCGGCTACCGTTTTCCCCCGAAGAGCCGGGCGAGCGTGGCATTACGATGA